TCGTTCTCGACATAATTGTCAGATCGTAAACGCCTTGCTTCAGTTAAGGTTTCTTCAAGCAATGCCCGCTTTTCTTCAAGCTCTTGCTTGTCCAAGATTACTCTTGGGAGGCTTGAATCAAAAGAACGTACTAAATCTTCCCAATCTTTCTGCGCTGTAACATTTCTTTCAAACTCTAAGTTGCGTGTCTTAATACTCAATATCTTAGGTTTAATACTACTTATCATTTCCAGAGCTTCGTCACGCTTCTTCTGCTCTCCTGCAATCATTGCTTTTTCTGCAGAGACATCGATAGATTGCTTACAAGTGGGGCATACTTCCTTCAATTGTTCTAGCTTTTCTAAGGTTCGTTGTGCACCCGCAGCGACTGCTTTTACATTACCAAACTCTTCCTGCAAATCATCATAGGATTCATACTGTGTTACTTCCGAAGTCTGAATAGCTGCTATATCTATTTGATCGAGCAGTACCTTGTATTGATTATTTGTAGTAATTTTTTTGTTTTTTTCGGAGATATTTATAATCTCTGCCGTCAAAGAACTTAGAGCTTTCTCTTCCTTAGATGTATCAATTTCCAAATCCAACATGGGCAGTATGATCGTATCACTCAATTTATTTGTTTCTAACCACTTTTCTACTGTTGCTAACTTCCCTGCTATCGTAGCAGACGTACTGGATACTTCTCTAGACGCACCTTTAAATACTTCGAACAACTCAACGTACTTTTCTAGGTGTAACAAGTCTATTAGAAACTTCTTACGGTTAGCATCTGTTGCTGTTAAAAACTGCAAACTCGCATTAGTATTTTGATATACTAGCTGTGAGAATGTTTTAAAGTCAACTCCAAGAATCTCTTGTAAAGTTTTATAGGTATTCGTAGCCGTATGACTAGATATATCAGAGTCATTCTTTTCGAGTTTAACTTTTATACTTGTTTTTCGGTTGACGGTAATTGTGTATCTATCATCATCCTTTGTAAAGGAGAGACATATATTATAACCATCATTTACATACCTGTTTGGAATGTCTGCTTTTTTAATGCCCTTTGAGTTTTTATTATACAATGCTTCCTCAATGATTAACGGTATGGAGGACTTCCCCATACCGTTAGTACCAAGGATTTGTGTAACAGTATTGTCGTCTAATTGTAACTCATTACCAGAACCGTAGCTAAAGCAGTTATCCCATTTCAATGTTCGAAGTGTAATCATTGTATGTTCCTATGATATCTGGTATTTTATCAGGGTTGATTTCTAGTATGTATGTTAAGTACTCTACTAGTTCTTCTTGTATGGTCATCTCTTTATCCATAATCAAAGAGGCTTCCGACTTTCGTTTTACTACTTTCTTATCAAGGAGTTCTGAGTTCTTTACTCCTGCTAAATCTTGTATATCGCCTTCTACTTCATAGATTGTATGGTCAAACTCTGTAGCGGTCATTTCTTCAGTACTTGTCAGGGTCTTACGAAGTAACTGTGGTAATCTAAACTCTTCCCACATCCAACTCCAATCTTGCTCATTGATAAGTAAGTATCCTGTCTTTACTAAGTTTCTATGAAACGAGGTAGTCATAGGACTGCCTGGGTATACAATATTTCTTTGTGTATTGCTATGGGAGTGTAAATCTCCTGCAAACACAACTGGGAAGTCTTCAAACATATCTAAATCGACTTCTGGTTTAACGTGTGGTGGTATCTCTCCTCGGACATGGGTAAACAAGGGCTTACTCGTGTCAAAATGTTCTATTGCACCTTTTCTGTGAAGATCTGCATAAGGCAGTATACCATACCCAAAGTCTTCGTCAATGTATGAAATATCTACTACATTGATGAGTGGGTTAATATCTCTGGAAACTTGCTTTAGCTGGGTAAAGAAAGTCTTATGCTTCTTTGTAGCCTCATGGTTTCCGTCATAGATAATGGTTGGAATCTTTACTCCTCGAATAAACGAGAAGTAAAGCTCTAACTCTTCCATATTTGGCAGACGATCAAAGAGATCGCCACCAATGATGTGCATATCACACTGTGCTTCTAGTGCATATACTTGTTCAAAGAACATTCTGTAACGGTTTGTCGCCCACTTTACTGGGACGTTCTTCTGTCCCAGCTTTATGTGCCAGTCTGCCGTAAAAAGAATCATCCTACATTAAACTCCGCGTCTAATGCTTCGTCGTCAGTCTCTGCACCGTGGTTACGCAAACGGTCTAGCAACTCTTTCTGTGCATCAGAAGTAGGACGTGTCATAACATCATCCATAGACTTCAAGTCTGCAATAGATGCTAACTCAGTTTCTGTAAGAGCACGAGACTTGCACTTCAATGCTTGGAGTTGGTACTCAACATTGTAAGGTAAGGGGCCAGTCTTTACTCGCTTGAAACAAATATCCCATCCAGTTGTATTATCAGTAGGGTCGCCTAAATCTTCTGCGGCAGTAATGATTTGCTCCCACAACTTCTTCTTTAAGTTTGCTACTTTGACTACGCCATCATTCGGGTCAATTACTTGACACGCATAGCTCCAGCCACACTTAAGATCAGGGTAGTATTCACGAACCCAATCTTGTTCTTTGTTATTAAATCGCTCAGAATTTCTATCAAAAGATAGGCACTCTAAAGGAATGTTTTTGCCATTCTCGCCTTCTATCCAATAGACATAACGTGCAAGAATGTCGCCAACTACGCGCATCTTGTTATCGCCGTCTTTGTATTGAAAGGTATTGATGGATGATTTTTGGGCTCCGCCCGTTTGCTTATTAAATGATAATGCCATTAGTGTATAGTCTCCAGTGTGACTTCTTCATAGATGAACGTTATTTCGTCCGGTAATACTATGAGTAGCCTGTTGTCTTTGATTTGATCTAAATCCACAGGACAATGTAGTGAATCTAGTGTAGTTTTATGAGAAGTGACATACTCTGCATAGTTTCTTAAAGAAGCTAAAGCGTAATATATGGCTAATTCTCTATGAGTGTACTTATAGGAGTGGTACAGGAGCAAATCTCCATGAAGGAGAAAGCTGGAACCTGTAAAGTTTTTATCAGAGTATTTATAGATACGGTCGTACTTGTTTTTTGGTAGTTGCTTTTTTACTAGCATCTCCATAATCAAAATACACGAGGAAATGTTGCCCTCTGCCGTATCATAAACCTTTTTCCAATCAAATAAGAGCACTATTATACATCCTTTTTACATTTTTGTCAAGAATTATTTTTCTAAAGGTACTTCATATCCCAGCCCTGCTTCATATAGAACCCGACACGATTGGAGGCTTGTTTTCGAGCCGTATTTCCTTTCAAGTGTATGTCTATTATCACAGGTGATATTTTACCTTCTTTTTTCCGAATCACTCGTCCCACAAGCTGCGTGAGTAGTGGTTCATTGTTTACGGGGGTAGCCAGTATCAAACAACTAAGTGTGTCAACCGATATACCCTCTGAGAAAATTGCCTGCGTTCCGTAAAGAACATTCTTATCTCCATAGAGAATTTCGTCTACAAGCTTTTCCCTGTCTTCGTGTGCTACTTCTCCAGTAACGCACACTGACTTATCCCCTGTTAGTATAGAACATGCTTTTAAAAAGCTAACTCTGTCACTTACTACTAGAACTTTATGCCCTTTTGCGGCGTAGGCCGCAGCAAGCATTGCTACAGTATGTCTATACTCTTCATCATTAGCTAACTTAGTTACTCTGTTAGCCCAAGGGGTTTTTGCACCATCCATGAAACGAATCTCAGATGCTACAAGATGTACTGTAGGGGTCATGTAGTTTTCTTTTGGTGGCTTAAAAAGAGTATTACCAAAGTAATCTCTGAACACAACGTGTTTGCCATCCTTTCTTTCTACAGTTCCCGATAATCCTATCTTATATCTACAGTAGTTTGTATCTAGTATTTTGCTAAACGTGGGACTACTAACATGGTGCATCTCGTCTAATATGACTGTCCCAAACTCTTTACGAATTTTGTCTACGTTTCGGTAAAGAGTCTGAGTATTGCCAATCACAATAGGAGCATCAAGTTCAAATCTCCCACTACCTATGATGCCAGGCTGAAATCCATAGACTTTCTCTACTTCTTTTGCCCACTGATTACGCAATGCGACAGTGTGGGTAACAACAAGTGTCTTCTGTCCAAGTTTACCTGCTATAGCTAAACCTGTAAAAGTCTTTCCCCAACTGACCCATGCGTTAATTATAGAATTGTCTTCGATCTCGTCAAAAACTTTCTTCTGACTCTCTCGTAGCTCAAACTTAAACTCAGGAAAGTCAACAGGCTTATGCACACGCTTATCGATTATCTCATAGTGCTCTGGTATTAAATCCGTGCGCCCTATAGGTAAAGATACTAACCCGTTACGAATTATACCCATGTTTTTAATCACTTGGGGTGGGTCGAGTGGGTTGTGCGTGGGAATAACATATGTAAGCTCTTTATCAATAGCTTCCTGTAGTTCAGCACTACAATCCATATATATCCTGTGACTTATGACTGCTTTCATAGATTCAATTCATTCTTTGCAATAATATATTGTTTTACAAAATCAGATCGTACAATATCTTCTACTTCAAACTCAATAAACGTAAATAACTCCATACGTTTTAGAACTCGGATAAAATCTTGTAGCCCATTTTGCTTGAGGTCTGCCTGTCGAAAGTCGCCACAAAACATTATTCTACAGTTCTCACCCATGCGAGTGATAATAGAATCTAATTCGTGGAAAGACATATTCTGACACTCATCAATAAGAATTACTGCATCTCTAAGTGTTATGCCTCTAATAAATGAAGTAGTCATAAAGTGTACTAAGCCTTTATTTTTGAGGATTTCATACGCATCCCCACGACCAAACAAGTCGTTGGCTATATCTTTATAAGGTTCTTCGTATACTGAGCCTTTCTCTTTTTCAGTGCCGGGCAAGAATCCAATGTCCCTTGTAGGAACGGCACTTCTAATAATTACCATACTTTGATATAAACCTTTGGACATATCATCATAAGCTAGATAGGATGATATAAAGGTCTTTCCTGTTCCTGCTAATCCATGCAGTACTAAGTTTTTTGATGACTCAAATGCTGTCAACTGGTTTCTGGTTAAGGGTTCAATCTCTCGTAGTTCTAAGCTAGCTCCTGCTAGGGTTTTGCGTCTTTTAGCCATATTATACTTTTCTTCTTGTGTCCTTGAGTTTCTTTTCAGAATACTCGTAAAGCATCCAAGGTAAGCCCTTTACATGCAAAATTCCTGCCCAAGTATATCCTGTCTCGGGAGGGCGTGGTACGGTAAAAGGAAAGTTGTATCCCTTTACCCATATCAATGCCGCAGTATCTTTCTTTACTACTTTATTGATCTTTAAATATTTTAAAGGTAACATAAGAGTCTTTTCATAAATGAAAGGGTGTCCTGCATTATCTATAAAATACTTTGTGCGTTGCTTTACTAGTCCAGTACGGTTAGACACCATGCGCTTGAGTATGTGCAAATTCTTATGAGGAGTCTGTACTCTACGAGCGCCTAATGTCTTACCGGACTGATTCTTATCGTCTAGTAACTCTCCATCTATGAAGAGTAAACCGTCTGCCATATCCCAGTTTCCTGAGTCTAATAGGAAACATGGGAATGTCAGCTTGGGTAGGTTTTTATACGTTATCACCATACATTTTCTCGAACTTGCCACCTGAGTAGTCTTGGTGTATGATCTCAAAGTCACAGCCTACGGGAGTGCCAGGAATAGAGAGTCCTCTGTCAAGCTGTACGTACTCTGCAAGCTTAAGCATATACTCATCTACTTCTTCGTCTGGTACTTCTGCTAAAATGGAATCGTGTACTAAAGCAAAGATACGAGCTTTCTTCTTATTTGCTTTAATCCAAGAGTTCATGTCTATCGCTCCTAGAAGGTTAATATCACTAGCAGCAGACTGCACCAGAAAATTAAGACCAGACCTAACGCTATGGCTCTGGATGCCTTTGTCTGTCGATGCGACATTTGGTAATCTCCTCTTTCTTCCGAAGAAGCTGTAAATGAATCCATTTTGCTGGATATATTTTTGATTGTCTTCGATCCACTCTTTTAATTTATGAAACTCTGCAAAGTAGTCGTCAATAACTTCTTGTGCATCTTTCCTACTAAAAGGTTTACCACTGTCTTTTGTTACTTGTTCACTGATCTTGTTTGCACCTGCTCCATACATAATACCAAAGGTTACAGCTTTAGCCGCCTGTCTTTGCATACCATATAAGCTAGCCACTTCTGAGACTTCGCAAGGTAACTTAAATACTTTGTGAGCAATAGCACTGTGAAAATTACCTCCAGACTTAAACACTTCAATAAGTGCTTTGTCTTTTGCTAAGATTGCGGCTACATATACTTCTGCAGTTGTTAAATCCATTGCTACAATCTTGTGTCCTGCCGCTGCTTTAATACAACCTTTTACAATAGGATTGTCACGAGGGAGCTGTTGCATATTAAGCTTACCACTAGAGCTGAGCCTCCCACTAGTTGTGCCATGAAGGTTAAAGCCCGTGCGTAACCTGCTATCACGGTCCAGCTGTGGTAGGATTTTGTCCAAATAAGTATTTTTAATTTTGGATTTTTGTCGAATAGCAAGGATAAGTCCGGGGACGTCGGATTGTTCCGCAAGCTCTCCAAGAACTTCCGCATCTGTAGAGTTTGCGCCTGTACCTGTCTTCTTTCCAGTAGGATTAAGGCCGATGAAATCAAATAATAAACTACGAAGCTGAACAGTACTGTTAGGATTAAAGTCTTT